AAGCCAATTAATTTTACGTTGTCCGAAAAAGAAATTTGAAAATGAAAGAAAGAGTAAAAAGATTAAATAATACAACGTAAATTCAGGATAAAAATGACTAATTTGGGGCTTAATTTGCAACGAATTACCTAACCCGCTTCATTGATTCAGTATACGGATTGACCGCCTGATTCAGTGTGGTTGGGTTAGTTCCAGCTGTTAGATTGGACAGTCCGATGGAAGGATGGAACTGTTCATTTGAAACGTTTGCCCCTGCTGGAAGGGGGCGGGGATGACGTCCGGTTGACTCGATGTTTAAGTCAGGGAAAGCGGACGTAGCTGTGGGAGGGTAAGGTCTCTTAGGGAGACGAGAAGGGACACGATTGTTGGGATGGCTGGCGGCTCCTTTTTGAAGGGAACTACCAGCGGGACGTGTTGTTTGGGAGGAAGGTGAAGGGGAGGGTGAAGATGCAGTAGTTTTGGATGGAATGTGCTCACCGACACCATGACCTGCGGAAGCTGAATGCTGTGCCAATCGCTGATTGGCGATGTTACCAGCATGCTCTGCTCTTGTTTGAGCTTCCTGGGCCTTGATCTCAGCTTCGGACATCTCCTTCTCATGGCGACGTTGATCGGCCGCCATCTGCTGGTCATGTTTCCACTGTGCGTCAAATTGCTTTGACCACCAGGCATTCTGACCCCATTGTCCAAATGCGTCACCAAGACCGCCAAGAATGCCTCCGGCGATTGTGGCGCCGGCCATTGCTTCGGACCTAGTCTCAAGTGAGCCCTTTTCATTCAAAACTACGATTTTAGGGATTTTGCGAGTGGTTTTGGGGAGAGTTGTGTTACATTCGAGGCTGATAGGAAGTGTAAATGGTGAATATGTCTTTGCGTTGACTAATTTTCTGGCGAAGTTGAGTGCTTTGTTTTGTGCGATTATTGTGTCGTAAAATTCAAAACGTGTTGTGTCGAAGTCTTCAAGGGGGGTGGCGAAGTCCCATGCTCTGAAATTGCGCGCCACTAATGACTGTCCATCAAGGATGGCCCTCTGAGTGGATTTATCTACTGCTCTGACAAAAAGGTTTCTGCGGCTTATGCCAAGGGTAATGAGGACATTAAAGTTGGAATCGGAAAGGTCACATTTGAAGGGAGCATCAGGCATACCGCCTGAGGAAGCCCATTTGTCCATTAGGACACGAACCCAGGTTAACTCTTGAGGAGTAGGTGCGATCCACCGGTAACCTGAGGTGCCTTCTGGGACGAGCATGTCTAAATTTGTAGGAATAATGAGGTAGTTTGGGGTGTTGAAAGCTTGGACATCAGATACCTGTTGGGCCATTGCAATTATAGGAGTACGGCGTAGGGGACCTGCATTCAGACCGCTGAACTCAACTTGAGTCCGAGAACGGAGATTGTATTGTGACGGGTTTATTGCCATGCCTACTAGTCCTGAAATTACACGTTGATCAATGAAGGAAGCTCCATCAGAGGAGCTAACCCAGAAATCTGCCTCAATGATAGGTGGCTCTGGGGTAGGGCCATGGGGCCAAATTTCAGATATAGGATCTATTGGGAGGCCGATGACAGTGTAGCCATCGACGCGGAAGGATTGGGTGTTGTTTGAGGGCATCAGAGGGGTATCCATTGGGTAAACTGACATATAGGGTGCAGTGCGTGTTAGTGCTCTAGAGAAAGGAACTTTTTCAATTGTAGTGGTAATTTCTGAAATAGGATCGATTAAGGAAATGAGGGAATTGTGAACTGTAGGACAATTGTCAAAATTTACGGTGTCGTCGAGGTTCATTGCTACTTCGGAGTAACATACTGAATTGCTGATAAATGCGGGTGTGTCTAGGAGGTTGCGATCTTGTTCATCAGTGTTGGTGACCTCATCGTTGTAGAAGCTTGGATTGTTCTGACTTTCGGGGTGTTGTGACATGTATTGCCAGCCGACATCCATGGGGTGAGCGGTGTGTGGAATGTCGGCCATGCCAGTGTTGTGATAGTCGTCGAAGCCGATGGATTTCTGTGAGTTAGACACGAATTCTCTTTTATCTTTTAAACTATAGTACCTGTGGGTCATATAAAGAAATTTAACTGGGGGGAGAGTGACTGCTTCATCTGATGGTGCAGCAGTCAAAGGAGCTGGACCCCAGGTGCGGAATCCAGGTGCAGGTTGGCCAAAAATTCTATAGGGGATAACCAAATCGGTGCCATAGGCATTTACAATTTTATCGTACATAACGACGGCTATCCAGGGACAGTCTTCGGATGTAACGGGATTAGTGCCAAGTTGTACAGTACGTCTAACTCGAGGAACTCCAGTGGGCATAGCGTCGGCTATAGTGAATGTCTTTGTAACGGTTCCCATGTTAAGTGGAATGAGTATGTGAGGGAACCGGGTAAGTGCAGTGACGTTGCTTGTGATTGCTGCCAAAGTTGCTGTTTTAGTAGGGGTATCTGGGAAAGCAACTACCATTACATTACCAATTGTCATGGACGAACTGGTGAATCTAATGGTAATTGACATGGGGCCTTCAAAATAAGTGTCTCTCTTACATTCTGTCTGGTGATCTTTTCCAAGGAGACCGAAGTAAGGAGCTGCAAAAATAGTGCTACCAACGGCGGTGCTGTTTGCACTAATACTTGAATCTTTAAGGATGGCTGGGGTACCCATGATGGACTGATAAGTAGTCCATTGGTTAAAACCGGTCATGGTGCCCATACCAGGGGGGAGTACAGGAGCTGCCATGTAGTCTTCCTCCATAGGAGGGATAACACCACTTACAGCTGTGGGAGCGACGGGAGCATGTTCCATAGGCGCCATAACAGAAGCAGCCAATGCTACGATTTCAGTAGATGGAGTTGGATCTCCACCCGCTGCAGCCTGCGTTGAGGTGGTATAGTCAACGGTACGCTCTGACTCCATCTGGGAGTCGACGAGAATACCATTGGCACTACCATAACTCACCGCAAAACTACGCATTGCGTAATCGCAGTAAAGCCTGCCATTGTATGTGTACGTATGGTGATGTTCCGTGTCGGAAGCACAGCGGCAAATGAGGTATCCATCATATCCAGGAAAACCAACATTGCGATATCCAGTACAGTAATATTCATTGGTCTCTTTCCTACGTACGACGTCTTTAACGACATCTACATGACGATGAGATCCAAAGCATCGGACTCCAATAGGATTTTCGACTTCTTTGCTAGATGCTACTACATCTGATGCAAAGAGGGCAAAACGTCTAGTGAAGTAGTCATATGCTTCGCATGGGTCAAAGTCAAGAGATTCATCGTATCCTTCGTCGTCGGCTAGGGCAGGAGGCGCGGGGGTAAGAAGAAGATGAGGGTAAAGAATTGCAGCATCTTGGGCATATTTGCATGTGGGTGAATTTTCGAGGTGCTGGTGTAGTGGTGCGTCAGTAGAGTGCCATGAGGTGAGGTTGATGTTACAGGCAGCGCATGTAAGAGTAGCGGGGCGTCGAACGAAAAATCCGGCTTGCGCGAAGTCTCTGAGTCTCCAACCTGTAGGGTTGTTGAACCAGACTTCGTGCAATCGTAGTGTTCGCAGTCGGCGTTCCTCTGTCTTATATGGAGGCCATATCCAATCAAGTTGAGCGGGGAGGTCACCATCAGTGATGGCAGAACCCAATTCATCAACGACGTACTTCCACTCTGGGGAGGTTAGCATCGTCAACAATTCAGACCTGTCCATTAGGGGGGCATTTTCATTGAAAAATTTGATGGAATTCTCGTCGTAGAAGGTTGCGTACTGGGTGGGTGTAAAGTTCCAGCGCCAACCATATTCTCCTCGGAGCAATTCAACTTTAAGTGAACGGGGAAATCCTACATATGGTTTAGTGAAGTCGTCGACCCAGAAGAATGGTAGCTGGAGTCGATCGGCAACTTCACTAACGAGGGAAACTAATTCTTCCAATTCTAGATCACTGTCATAACAAGTTTTGGCAGCGCAAAGTGCATGTGCGTATCGTGCTTTCTTGTGTCGTGGGCATTTTAGTCCTGTCTTGAGAATGTGATATATGTTTGTGTGCTTGAGTTTGAGTGCATCTGCATTGTCTATCTGAGCCTGCTGTGAGGGGGATGTGACGTGCAAGGTAGACGGTACCTTGGGAACCGGGGGTTCAGTAGAGTGAGATGAGGGATAGTCAATAGGACGGGATGGAGGAAAGAAGAGTTCATTGGGGGTTACATCATGTCCAGGAGAAATGGGTTGATAGGAAAGGGAAATGTCTTCATCGAGGTTGGAGGTTGAAATGGTTTGGGATTGGGAAATGTATTTGTTATAGGCTTGCATGGTTCTGTAGGGGAAAGGAGGGGCCACGCTGCCCCTTTCATCCTGCAACTCGCCGCCGCCACCATGGACGTTAAAGGAAGAAAATTGCGGTTGAGCTTTGGATATACGGTGCGCCGTTGTGTCGTTACGGGGGAGTCCCGCGCTGACTGACGCCCTTGGCCCCCCTGTCGAAGTGACAGAGGCCTCCCTTGACATGGGTGCCACCCCATGCCCATTTGCAGTTGACGCCAGGGAGCTGACGCCACTTTGGTTTGGATCCATTTGGGCATCCACAATTGCATCGCGTTCACAGATGAGGTCGTGACGTGCGGTTTGCCATTGTGGGAGAGCGAATGGGACGCGTCTGGCACGGCATGCCATGAGAATCTCTTCACGTATGACGGTGTAAAGATCCTCAGGATATGCGCGCAACTCGATGGCGAATGATGCAAGGGACTGAAGAAGTTGCCTTACGCAAGGATCTTCAGTCCAATGGACCATTCGACATAAAGCCGTGTACCTTAGCATCCCGTGAGGTCGGAAGCTGGAGGGGTCGAATTCGAAGGTGCGACCAATGAATGAGAGTTCCTCCACGGGGACGAGATCATAACTAGACCCATCTTTTGCAGTAGTGGTAACTACCACACCAACACTTGCCATTGCTGATTGATAGCTGGCGAATGTGAGGTGAGGAGCCCACTCGGCTGAGACGGATGCTATGATGTCGTCACCGTGAGTGAACCAACAAAAATTGGCGTGGATGGTGGGGAAATGGAGGCGGCCGTTATGCATTGTACTGATAATTTTGGAATCTGCAAGGACGGCCAAGGAACTAAGGACAAGGATATCATTCAAATAACTGTCCATGACATTTGTGGCAAAAACGCCGGAAGCCATGTCACCGCTAGCCCAAAAGAAAGTGCCTTCGGTGACATAGAATTTGTCTCTGAACGAGATAATACAGGAGGAAACCAAGTTTTGAATTTCACTATTCGAATGTTGAGTGCGCATGTCGGAGTCCTGAGCTATTCTAACGAATACATCGATGAGAACGTCCCAGGCCCAAGTAGGTATACGCTTGTCAAACTTCGAATAATCAAGATCAAAACCGTGGGTTCCAACTGTACGCAAATGTTCATAGATTTTCCAGAATTCTGTATAAACGTTAATGCCAGTTGTGTGATGGACATAGGGAGAAAAACGACCAAGCATGGCAATGGAGTTGACATACCCTAACACCTTACGTTGAGCCAGAAAAGTCTCCATAGCGTCAGCTGCAAACACCCGGGTTCCGGGTTTAAGAGCTTTCTCTATGGGAAGACATTCTGCCTTGAGGCTAGCGTCGACGAGACGAAGTGTCTGTCGTCCTTCTAGCCATCCATCGAAGGTGCGAGAGTATGCTTGAGCCAGTGCCAGACCGTCGGGGGTACTTGAAAAGGAAATAATGTTGCCAGTAGGAGTGGAATCAATTTGTAATAGGCTAGCTTTTGTGCCATGACCTTTTGAAACCCAGGGCATTCCGGGTGATGCATCAGTTCGCATAGGACCAAGGCCCGCTGCGAAGTCAGCATCGGAAATACCGTTGAGTACTTCCCAATCTGATAAGATTCTCCATCTCCTTATACCAGGTTGGGATTGGATCATTTCAAAGAAACTATCTATTACAATTTGACGAATAGTAGGAGGTAGGGATGTATGAGGACCAGCAATGTGCTGTAGTTGGGATAAAACGATGGAGGGTTCTCCACGGTGATTTAAAGGAAGTTTTGAAAGGGCTTCGTCGGTGAGGGAAGGATGACAGAAAGTTTTGATACTAGGAGTTTGGTCATTGGGGATGATGTCAGTATCAATTACTTCCGATATGATGCTAGGAACGATGGCTGTATTTTCTTTAATAGGTTTGAAAAAGGAAGGGGAATAGCCAATTGCTGTGAATCTGGGGGTTTCAAAGGGTGTACATTTTGGATCCTCGACGGCATCAACATCAAGGTGGATATGGCTAGGCAAAATCATAGGAGGAAGGGAACCGAGAACAATGGATTGGGATGTGTATTCAGGTTCATCGTTGTATACTTCGGCAGTAACAAGCTCAGTACCTACGGTGGAAGCGAAGATCTCTTGGAGATCTTCAAAAGTAATTGCTGAGGCATAGGAACGGCGGGAAAGGAAGTGGGAACCGGAGGCTATGTGTAAGCCACAAATGACAGCACCTTCATGTCGGGGGTTGAGACTGAAGAATGTAGTGCCACAGCTTCCACTAGTGGTGGGAGTAGAGGTTTCAAAACGATTAACTACGAGGACATCTTTGAAGGGGTTGAAAAGAGGATTCTTGGTATCAGTTAACTTTGCTGGAAGAACAGCATTGTAAGTTGCTTCGCATCTATACATTGTCTGATCTCCAGGCAAATAGTGAACTAATTCCGATAAGCTACCTAAATTGCCGCGACGGAGGAATT